CAGCTAATTCAATCTTGTCGGATTTGATTTCGAGGAGGCGCCGCATTCCCTCGGGCAGCTTGCGGTGCCATTTGCCAATCTCGGACCACAGGACATCAGATAACTGGTGCGCGGTGTTGGCGGTGCAAACGACCTTGGTTGGCAGTCTAGTAAGTAGCCACCATAACACCAACCAGGACAGGAACGCCGTTTTGCCTACACCATGGCCGGAGCGAATCGCCACACGGTCATTACTGGCGATGGCCCTGAGAGCGTCAGCCTGCCACTTTTGCGGGGTGGCGCCAAGCATGGATTCAACGAACAGAACCGGGTCTGTCGCCAACTGCTCAATAATCGCCGCCTGTTCGTCGGCTGTCGGGGCAGCGGGGGGTGGGGGTGCTATTGGGCCTGTGTCTTGGTACGCAGGGGGTGGGGGTTGCCCGCCATTGGCCTCCGCTTCGGCAGCGGCTCGCGCCGCCGCCTCCGCTGCTAGTCTAGCCCGCCGTTTGGGTCTGCCTGCCATGAGGGCCTGATTCTATCCTAAATTTTCACGGGGGGTAAAGGGACGTTTTGCCCTTTTGCCCCCACCCCACGGGGGGGGTAAGTACATATATGCCACCACCAGCCCGCCCCCGCCGCTTTTCGAAGGGGGGGGGCTGGGCTGGGGGCGCCAGTTTCGGGGCACCTGGCCTGGAACCGCATAAGGTCCATTATGTAAAATTATCCGCTAAGTGTCTGATATGGTTACATTCTTGCGTTTGCGTGTATCGGCATTGTTTCCTAGTTTTTTTACCTCGTTTCCCGTCTCAGGGTCCACGTCAATTATGCGCCGGGCTTCCCGCTCTTTCTGGCGCATCTTGTCATTGGCAAGCCTAAGCGCTTCCACATAGGATTCCCCAGCTTCGATGGTATGCGTTGTTTTATCTCCATAAATCCTAGGCGCGATCTTCCCGACAAGCCATCGCCTTGCGTCAAATTTCAAGCGCGCAAGCTGTGCTTGCTCCGGGTCTATCGTTTTCTCAACGTCGCGAACGGCCTTTTCCGCAATTGCATGGGCTTGCTGTTCACGGGCGCGCGCGTATGCTTGCTGCCATCGCCCATCTAATCGCGTCAATTCGCCATGCACCACATAGCTAGAAGGGAAGCCATCCTTCCCATATAGGTCACAAAGCAATTCCCCATTGCCAACACGGCGCAGCAATTCGGGGATATATTTTTCGGGATCATATTTGGGCGGATATGGCATAAGCCAAAGGATACCTAATCCAAGCCCATAAAAAAAGCCCGGCATGAAGCCGGGCCTATTTTGGTGCCGATTCGGGCTAGATTCCGTCTCCCTCTCCCGGCTGACAGCCTCCCACTATGTCAAAGCTTTTGGCAAGCATGGCTTGCACCAAAGCGGGGAGATTCTTGCCTTTCGGCCATTTGGGAGGATCAATTCCGGCAATTCGGAGATTTAACGCCCAAAGCCGCCCGATTTCATAATTGGCTTGCCCTATCTGATCCGTGAATCGCCATGTATCAAAAGCTTTCCCCGCCACCACGTCCGAATACCCTATCTGCGCCGCAATTACCGCCGGATGCGCGGCTAGACCGCGCTTGGGGGCGCCGCGTTTTAGGGTGTTATTTTTCATGCCGCGCCCCTGACAACAAAGCCAGACTGATCACGCTTTGCTTTGCGCCCCTTTGGCAATAGCCCGACAATCACGCCTTTAGGGTCCAAATGGCGTAGATCGTGTTTATCGCCATCAATCACTGGCAAGCCCTGCCAATATTCCGGGATACTTTCAAACACTACGGCCGCATTCAAACCCCTTCGCACTACTGCCAAAACATCAGCTTTATTCTTTTCAGTGTGTGATAGCGTTAAATGATAATTTTCAGGAAGCTTGCGCGATAAACGCGATGTGATTTTTGTATAGTCGACGAATTGAAGCTTTGGGAAAGCTTCCATCAGATTAGAAAAGCGCTTGCCTTGCCTTTCACAAGATATGCCTTCAAAGGCGATATCTGTCGAACCATTCATTCTCACGCAAAGCTTCAAGCCCATTCGCTGCGCTTTTTTCTCTGCCAATTCAATTGAATGCACCACATCCGCCATATAATCCGCCCGGCTTTTCATAAACCGGCGGGCCTTATCAATCCGGCTTTTCCGAACGGAATTTAAATCGGCTTCATTTGCCACCATTCCAGCTTGCCCAGAGAACCATCCTAGGCAAAGCGCTTTGCAAGCCGCCGAAGCTTTAGGGCATAGGTTTCCCACCCCTGCCAAATCCGCTGGCGCCATGTAGTGAATAGCATTCAAATAACCAAAGCCCTGCGCTTTTATGGCTTTTGCAGAATCGAAGCTGAAAATGCGGTTTTCCATGGTTCTTCGCCCCCTCAAAACACCAAGAGCCAAACAAAAAGCCCGAGAAAGAAAGCGCAAACACCAAGATCAGCTTTGAAAGACATTGTCTTATTCCTCTTTGCGATGCGCGCATGATCACGCGACAAAACCGCAAATAAATATATTGACGAAAAATACAAGCACAAAAATGCGCTGATCAAAATTATTTTTTAGCCCTGCTTTTTGGGCTTTTTCTGGCATTGCGCTTGCATCTCTGACATTTGCGGCGCCGCACAAAGCGCTGAAATCACTAGGCTTTTATTCGCGCATAAGGCGCGAAACGGTAAGTTATTGATTTTTCATACAATTGCATTTTGATAATGATTTTTCGTCAAGTTGTTACAAAACTACCCCTCTCTAGGCTTTGTTTGGAAAACCTCATTTTAACCGGAAAATTCTCCAAGCCAATTTTTGAAAGTGCCTACTTTTTTAGGAATAGTGCTTCGCCAATTTAGCCAAAGCCAATATCAACTGCCCTGCCGCCTTTTCTTTGCTGATACCACGGCATTCCGCCCAACCACTGAGAGTGCCATGGCTCAGTACCGCCCAAGCGACCACAGGCATTGTAGTCGTCCCTATTGAACGGCTGGCCCTCAAATACGCCTCCGTGGCCCCAAGCCTCCCAGCCTGCCCCGCATAATAATCATCCCGCAGCCGCTTTGCAGCGGCATACAGCGCCTCGCTAATCATGCCCCTCGCCAGCATTACATCTGGCGCCCAATACCTCTCTGTCACAAGCGTACAGCCTTCCTGAATATCCGGCCCGAAGTCTATGCGTTCTGCCTCGAAGTTCCGGCTCATGGTCAATCTTAGATCGGGATTTCATCGTCGATCAATTGCCCCCGTCTTACCACCTTGGCCTGTGGAAAAGCAGTCTTGATCTCTGCGATAGGCGAAGCCCCTTTCAGAACCCGCCCCACCTCTTCCACCGTCCAGGCTTCCGCGTTCCACCCTTCGGCCTTAGCCCGCGCCAAGATCGCTTGGGCATGGGTATCATCCTGACAGATGCAGATGGTGCCGCGCTCCTCCTCATCAGCCCGCACAGTCACCAGAGGCCCCGGAAGCGGTTCATAGCCTGCTGCCAGTGCTTCTGCGGCCAATGCCTTCCAAGCCCTCATCATCATGGCGTCCAGTTCCGCCATATCCTCACCCGCCATTGTCGCTTGCCGGTGCATATCCTCTGCCGCCTGAAACCGCTCCCTTGTCGCGGGCGACACCAGACGCGGGAGCCTATCAAAACCCCATTTCTTTTCCAACCAAGACACCAGGGCATCCAGCGCACCCGCCTGCTTTGTTCGCCATACCCATTCGCCTTTCGCCTCTTTCAGCGGTGGGATGATTTCTTCTTTCGCCATTACTTCTTCCCATTCCAGTTGTGGTGCTTGTGTGCCTTTGGCCCCTAAGATTGGGAACCACTTAACCACTCGCGCGTGCGACTAGTGTGCCAGCACTAGTCGTACGTGCGAGTAGTGTTTCCCTTAGGGGCCATCGACTAGCACGCACACCCAAATGTGCTAGTAAAGTGCTAGTGGATGGGGTGTTTTCCACCCCACTAGCACACATTATTGGCCCTCCAAAAACGGCCTTGGCGCCACCAATTTCATCTGCGCCAGCTTCTCTGGACACACGTTATAGTTGCTGCGCTTGTGGCGATTTGCCGGGCTTGGACCGTTCACTGGGAAGATGGTGCCTTCCTCCTGCCAAGCCTGCAAGATGTTCTTGGCTTGCTGGTCTGACACCTTCCCGGTGGCGGTCAGCACTTGCCATGCGGCGCCTTCTGTGGCGGTTGGCTTGGCCGCATAGAAATAGTGCTTGCCATCCTCCATGAAGCCTTTCTGAAGGGTCTCTAGGATCGCCACACACTCTGCCATGCTGAGATTGCCAAATGGGCTTGGCGGCTCCCAGGGCAGTGCGGCGGCGACAATCTCGCCGTTCTCGATCTCGATGGCGGTCAGCTTGTACCACTCGGCTTCTTGGGCTGGCGCGTAGTTTGATTTGGCGCTGTCGATCCGAATGTAGGACCGGCGCTCATCAGCTTGCACCCCGAAGGCGCCTGCTTCCTCCGCTGTCATGGTGGTGAGTGTCAGCATTACCCGGACTGCCCCGCTAATTGAGGAAGCCCCGCGAACTCGGTCCATATCTCCGGGTGTGCTGGTGCCTTTCCTGTCATGGTGCAGGATCATCACTGCCATGTGTAGCCGCTGCGCCAGGGTGCGGAATGCTGCCACCACTTGGCGCATCGCTGTGTTATCGTTTTCTTCGCTGTCATGGAGTTCTGCCAGCGGATCGCAAACCAGAAGATCGGCCTGCTCTTCCATGCAGATGCGTTCCAGTTCCTGCATTGCCTGGGTGGGTTCGATCTGCCCGGTGCTTAGGTTCCTGGCGAACAGGGTGCCTACGCTATATGGGCCGCACCGGATGATCTGGTGCATGGCTTCGCTGCTGGCGGCTTGGGCCTTGATGGCGGCGGCATAGCGGCGCTGCTGTTCGTCTTTGTCATCTTCGGTGTTGTAGTTGACGATTGTCAGCTTGGCTTCTGGCCGGAACCCGCCAAACGGCTTGCCCTGCGCCCCCGCCAGTGTCCAGCCCACTGTCATGGATGATTTGCCGCCTGCGCCCTGGCCGCTGAGAACCGTCACCGCCCCCCGCAGCAGATAGCCTTGCACCAGCCAGGGCCGCTTGGGGATTTCGGTGGGGGAGAACTGTCCCACATCCTGCCAGAGTGCCGGGCGCGGCTTGCCATCCTCTGTGGTGGCTTCTTGGGCAGCTTGTGTGGCTTGCGCTACTGGCGCCGCCCTATCCACCTTCACAAGCCCTCTGGCGGCTCTTTCCAGCGTGTAGCGCACCTTCATCCTGAACTCTGCCTCACCCCGCCCAGGGCGCCGGAAATCCACCTTGCTGGCGTACTGGGGCCAGCCTTCCGCCACCACTTCTTCTTCTGTTGGCAGGCGCCCCAGCTTGGCTTTTAGATCGGCGACCACGGCCAGGACAGTATCGCGCATATACTGCTCGCGCCCATCCGTGATGGCGCCTTGCAGCCCCAGCGGGCCGGGCGCATGAGTCACTGGCGTTACCGCGCCCGTGCCGTGGATAACGTCTTGGCAGATCAGGTCCACCATCGAATCGGTCAGGCTGGGTAGCCCCAGGTCATCGACATGGGCATCCACGTCCCAGGAATATTGGCGCCCGGACGCATGGACCGAAGGCGGCGCGACAATGAAGCCGCCATCGCCCCGGATGT